CCCGAGCCGGAGAACGGGCCGATCTTGGCCGGGGACTGCGGGAACAGCGCCGCGGTGCCGCCTACCACATTGCCCGCGGCATCCTGCGACGCCTGCGCCTTCGAGTTGATCCCGTCCGCGAAGCGCTGCATGAGGCCGGCCCCGGCCTGATACATCCGCTCGAAATAGCCCATGATCCCATCGATGATCCGCTGCGGGAACGCGACCGCCCACGCGACGATTTCCTCGATCTTGCCCTTGATCGCCTGATACATCGCGTCCCAGTGCTTGCGCGCCGTCTCCCCCAGCGAGACGAACCCGTCGATGCCCGCGCGGATGCGCCGATCCGCGTCCGCGAACGCCGCTTTGATCTCGTCCCAGTAGGTGCGCCAGCGCACCGACAGCTCGGCGAATTTGTCCGCGATCTTGACCCCGTATTCGATGAGGCCCTTGAATTCCTCGACCAGCCACTTAATCACCGGGATCAACACGTCCTGAATTACGCCCTTGACCAGCGGCATGGCATTGTTGGCCATATCCAGCAGGGGCGGGATCACCGGCAGTAAAGCCTTGGTCAAGTCCAACGCCGCTTCCACGAGGGTCACGAACAGCGGGGCCAGCGCGTCGATGATCTTGACCAGCAGCGGCCCGGCCTTCTCCGCAATTTCCTTGATCGTCGGGGCCATGTCGCGGAACGCCTGGGCCACGATCGGGATTACCGGCTTGAGCCCCTCGGCGAGCGCCTTGACGACGTCGACCAGGATGGGACCAAGATCACGCAGGATCGGTGTCAGGCTCTCCATCATGACCTTGGCCATGTCCGCGAGCAGCGGCACGATCGCCTCGACGATCGGGACCAGGATATCGAGAGCCGCGGTGAGGAAGTCCGCGATCGCCTTGCCCAGATCACCGACGTGCGGCGCGAGAGCCTGCACGATCCGCAACAGGCCATCACCCAGGGCGGTGACGATCCGCATAAGTGGATCATGCAGGGCCGCGAACGCCGGCCCGAGCGCATTCGCCAATTGGCCGACCAATTGACCGAGGTAGGTCAACAGGTCGCGGGTGAGCCGGAACAGGGCATCGAGCCCGATCACCGCGCCCGGGGTGCCCTCGGACAGCTTGGCAAAGAAATTGCCCAGTCCCTCGCCGAGCATGCCGAGCCCGCGAGCGAACACCTCCATAATCGGTTTCGCGTTCTGTAGGGCCGTCTGTAGGCCCGGCAATGACTTTTCGACCAGGCCGAGAATAGCGTCGACCATTTGCGTGACATAGGGCGCCGAGAGCTTAAAGAGATTCTCGAACGTCGGGCGGAGCCGATCGAACCACGCTTGCATATGGTCCGCGGAAATGAGCAGCTCGCCCTGAATGGACGCGGTCATGGACGCCATTTCGGCCATGACGTGATTCTTTAGTGCGGTGAACCGATCTTTAACGATCTGTTGCTGCGCCGCCGCCGCGATGCCGATGCCCGCGAACGCCAGCGGCACCGCGGCCACCGCGAGCACTACGGCGCTGGCCGCCGCCCCGATCCCGCCGAGGATGCCCACGGTCGCGCCGAGCCCCGTGATCATCGTGCCGACGCTGGCGATCGCCCGCTTGAGATCGTCAACATCGCCCTTGAATGTCAGCGTGACCGTGGGGCCACCGGCGAGGGCCACGGCTCAGCCCCGGGGATTCCAGCCCGAGCGCCGCGCGGCCTCGCGCAGTCCCTCGTGCATGAGTGGTTCCAGCCCCGGGCGGACCGTGCGCAGCACCGGGAACAGGTAGCGCCCGCTCTTGATCCAGGCCCGGTGGTTGGCGTGGTGCCGGCCGACGTTCCCGCCGAAGTCCAGCCACCCCACGTAGGGGAACCGTGGGCCGCCCTCGCGCACCGTGGCGCGCAGCCCGGGCGGGTGGTCCACCTCGACGCTCGATCGCGCGTGTCCGCCCGCCTGGGGGCCCATCGGCATGAGCAGCCGCACCCGGGAGGCCACCGACTCGGCGGCATCGCTGCCGATGTCGTCGAGCTGGCGCGTGGCCTCGAATTCGAGCAGGGCCAGCGCCGCGCGGGTCAACTCGACCCCTGACACCTCGACGTCAATGTCACGCGCCATGGGTGATCACCGCGTCCGCGCGTCGAGCGCGGCCAGCTCGGCCTCTTGACGCCGCCGGCCGTAGTAGATCATCCATTCCACAAACTCCGCGTTGCTCATCCGCCCGGTCAGCTCGTCGACGGTCATCCCTAATTCTTTGGCCAGGAAATAGCCGAACTCGATATCAGGCCGAGCCTCGAAATCGCTTGTACGCCGCCTTTCCGGCGCCCAGGTCCATGCCCGACTTTTCGAGAATGGCGTCGATCAGGATCAGCATCTCGCCGGCCGCCGAGCTGGCCTGCCACTGGGCCACCTCGCCCTTGGTGAACGTCGGCTCGACGCACGCCAGGCTGATCACGATCTGTTCCATCTCGGCCGCGTCCATCTCGCGGTTGTAGATCTTGAGCGCCTCGGCCCGGGACAGCGGCCGAATCTTGATCACGCCCAGTCCGGGGATGGGGACCGAGGTCACCCCGAACGCGCGCCCGCTCAGCAGGGCCGCCTTATCGACGACCGGCCCCGCCTCCTCGGCCACCTCGCCGAGGATCACCCGGTCGTGGTCGGTGCTGCCGTTCTCGGTCATGTCCGTGCGCCTTTCCGTCCGATGAAAGGGGAGGGGATTACGCAGTGGTCGTGACGACGTCGCCCGACCCCTGGAATTGGGCCGTGAACTTGATCATGTCCGCGACCGGGGACACCTCGTTATAGCTGGTCAACAGGCCCTGAAAGGTGCGCGTTGGCTTGCCCGTGCCGGCCCCCTCGACCGAGTAGATGATCTCGATGACGTTGCCCACGGTGTCTTCCAGGCTGGCCCGCGGACCGGTCGCGGCATCGTCGTAATTGCCTTCCATCTTGAGCGAGGATTCCTTGAGCCCGCCGGCAAAGACCTTGAAATCGTTGCCGTAGGTGGTCACGTCGTGGGACTCGGCCTTGATCTCGAACTCACACGAGGTGCCATAGACGCTCATATCCTGGGCATCGACCGAGACCACGGTCCCCTTGCCGTGTACGAAAGCCATTGCTATCCCTTTCCTACAATGCGGACCCGGAATGTTGCGGTGAGTAGCTCGATGCCCGCGACCGACATCACCAGGAATTGCGCGTCTTGCACGTGGGCGAAGTCGTAGGCGCCCGCCGCGTCGTGCGACTCGATCGCCTGTTTGATCGAGCGCGCGCCGCTGCCGTCGACGTAGGCGCCGAGCGCGCGGGCCGAACTGCCCGCGTCCACCCGGCCGACGAACACGATCACCGGCAGCAATATCGCGTCGGACCCGCGGCCGTAGGTCTCGTCGTAGTCGATGCGCGTCGGAAGCGTGACCATGGCCGCGGGCGGGGTCACCCGCTGCTCGGTGTAGGGCCGCACCCGCAGGTCGGTGATCGTTTCCAGGGCGGCCCCGACCGCGTCCATCACGTCCGTCAAGATCATGCGAGCACCGTGCCGATCTTGCGGGCGTACGGCTTGACCAAGATCTCGACGTCGGGATCGAGGCGCGCGAGCAACCGCACCTCGGTACCGGTCTCGGGCGAGCCGGCCACGCCGAACGGCGCGTCACGGCGCGCGAGCAGCCGCGACGCCTGCAGCATCGCCGCCTCATGGATGGCCTGCGGCACCGCCGGCCAGCCCCACCAGGCCGTGACCTTGATCGCCTCGGCCACGGGCGAGGGCAACGGGAGATCACTGCCGTAGAACAAGATCGTCCCGAATGGCTCACCCATGACCGCGGCATTGCGCGGCAACAGGGTCGTCCCGTTCACCGGGACATAGCTCCCACTGCCGCTCGTGTCGCAGGCCACGACGAGACCGACCACGCTGGCGATGTCGTCGGTGTCGACCACCCAGTGCCCCCGCACGGGCAGCCCGTAGCCGCGCAGCCGCGCCGTGTAGTAACGATCTTCGAGCTGATCGACCTTGCCGAACTGCCGCATGCGCCCCGGGCGCGGGTCGCACGCGTAGTCGATCGCCCGGGACGCGCCCGCCAGCGCATCCTCGATCACCGTGTCGTCGGCCGCGTCGTCGATGCGGACGAACTCGCGTAGCTCGTCCGTCGTCGCGTAGCTCGGCGCCCACGGCATGACTCAGCCGGAGTCCGAGGCCGAGCCGCTGCCGCTCTTGCTCGTGCTGGTGCTGCTCGTGCTGGTGGCGGGTGCGGCATCGGCCGACTCGGACGTCTCGGCCGATGCCGCGCTCGTGTCCTTGGTGGCGTCCGAGCCCGCCGGCTCGGACTCGGTCGCGACGGGCCCGGACTCGCCGGACGACGCCGACCCCCCCGAGGGGGAGGCAGGCGATCCGGAGGAGTCCGGCGCCGTCGAGGTCCCCGTGGGCGGGGACTGGACCGGCCCACCGGATGCACTCTTGTTCGAGGGCACCGGAACGCCGGCCGGCAGCTCGTCCGCGCTCGGCGGCCCCTCGCCCGGCTTGGTCTCGTGCACGGTGGCCGGGGACTCGTCGGCTGGCGTGTCACCGCCGTAGGGGCCCGCCCCCATGTGCGCCAGGTCCGGGACCGCGCCCACGATGGCGCCGGATGCCGGGATCTTCTCGTCGAGCACCGTGCCCGGGGCCACCTGCGTCACGCCCTCGGGTGTGTGCCAGGGCGCCTCGGTGTCCTCCGCGATGGTCTGCGGCCCGGTCCGCGTCCCGCCGCCCCACGACTGCAGCGCGGTGGCCACCGGCTCGCTCGACGGGTCGCCCGGGATGGGGCCGCCCTCGGGACCGTTGCCGATCGCCTTGGCCTCGGCGGCCTCGCCCTCGGTGGTCGCGGCCGTGCTCTCGGCGGCAGTCTTCTCGTCAGCCATGATCGATTCCTCTCAGGCGGCCGTGATCTGGACACGCCGGACGGAGTTGGCGGCCTGCCGCACGATGACCGCGGAATAGGCCCACACGCCGAGCTTGACGGATTCCGGTCCGGCCACTTCCTCGTATCGGAATCGCAGCATGTTGCCCTCGAACAAAATCGTGTCCGCCGACCGGAATACGAGAATGGATTCGGGATAGCCGGTGCCCGCGCCGATTCCGAGGCCATCGGTCACGCCGACACCGAGTCCGCCGACGGTGCCCGGAACGGTGATCGACCCGCGGCCCGAGATGTTCACCATCTCGCCCTCGGCCGGGTAGAGCCGCCGTCCCGCGGTGTCGCGGAATTTCATGAACCGACCCCATCGGCTGGTGCGCATGGCGACCACGTCCGCGGGCAGCTTGCGGGCATTCCAGACGGCGATGGCGGCATCGGTGATGGCGTCCTCGGCCGCCGCCGCGGTGAACGCCGCCTCCGTCGCAAGCGCCACGGTGGCGGTACCGGCCGCGGTGACCAGGGCCGCGGTCACCGAGTCCTCGATCTTGCGGTTGTACACGCTCAGCATGTCGCCGAAGATCAGCGCGTCGGCCGCCGGATTGGTCATGTCGATCATCTGGCGGGAGACGACCTGGATCCCGCTGACCGGCTTGGGCGTCACGACGTCGACCGTCGTGGCGAATGCGTCGGTCTCGCTCGGGTGGGTGTTCTCCGTGGCCTGCTGCGCGAGCACGCCATCGGTGCCGGCCGTCTGGCGCTGCAGCGTCATCGGGGACGGGTTGGTGATCTCGATGCGGCGCACCATCTCGGCCACCACGCGGCCCTGCCGGGCGATCGCTTCGTATTCCTCGATCAACCACCGGGGCGGGACGATGCCCGCGCCACCGACGCCCGTGCTCAGCGCGCGGTTGTGTTCCTGCAGTCGCGTTGCGGCCTCGCCGTCGCCCTCGCGGGCCCGGACGATGTCGGCGAAGAACGAGTTTTCGCCGCCCTCGGTCGCGCTGCGGTAGTGCCCGGGGTCCCGGTCCTGCGCGCTGGTGCCGGACGTGTCGTGCTCGGAGCGCTGGTGCTCGTCCTCGGTCTCCCCGGTGCCCGCGTTCTGCTGCTCGGCCGGAGCGCCGATGTCGGCGTATCCCGCGGCCACCCGGGCGGCCCGTAGCTCGTCCTCGACGAGCTGCTCGATCTCGCTGGCGAGCGCCTCGGCGCGTTCCCGGTCCGCGCTCACCGCGGCCAGCTCGGCCTCGGTCAGCTCGCGCCCGGCCCCGTCGTTCGCGTTCGCCGCCGCGTCGATGACGCCGCGCGAGCGCTCGTGCAGGGTGGTGAACTCTTGACGCCGCCGGGTCAATACGGCGGACCCACCGGGCGCACGCCGATGGCAGGTCAGGGTGGTGGCGAGCAGGAACAGCGGCAGGAACACCCGGCCGCGACGACGACGCACGAACATGACGGCTCCCGGTCAGGGCATGGAAGGGGGAACCGGGGTGCCAAGTCGTATCGCTGTCGGGGTGCTGAGCGGGGCGGGGAGTTGACACCGCGCCGTCAGGAAACCGAGCAGTCGACCGCCGGGGAACCGGGAATCGGGGGCGACGCTACGGCAGGGTGATAAGTCGCGTCGAGCCCGACACCCCACGAGATCTTTTAAAGATCACCCGATCGGGCTAGAACCAATTCCCCTGGGAGTCGCGCATGATCATGCGCCCGCAGCGCCGGCACACCGCGCACGCGTTGATCCCGCGTAGGCCCACCTCGGTCGGCCGGTGCCAGCCGATCCAACACAGCACCCGACCGATCACGCCGGCCGGCCCGAGGGATCGCCCGGGCATCCGCGGTAGCTGATCCGTTCCGACCACGGTTGCTCGCACACGTAGCACCCGACCTCGATGCTGGCCAGGTTCTCCATATCGAGGAAGATCTGATCAGCCGCGGTGCCGCGCAGCGCCTCGGGTTGCACCCGGTACACGGCCGCCGCGATCCACACGTGCTCGCCGAGCCGGCCCGGCTGCAGTAGCTCAGGGCGCGGGGCCGCCCGAAAGCGCACGGTCACGCGCGGGTCTCCACCGCGGGACGGACGGGGGCCAGGAAACGGCACGCCCCGACCGCGAGCAGGGCACCGAGCAGCGGCGCGACGATGAATAGCCATAGCTGTGGCAGGGCCGGCCAGTAGAACAGCGCCGGCCCGAGGCTGCGGGCCGGATTGACCCCGGTCCCGGTGAGCGTGATGCCGGTCAGGATGTCCACCGCCAGCACCGTACCGATGGCCAGCCCGCTGACCGGGCCGGCCCCGACCTCGGCCGTGAGCAGCACCACCAGCACGAGCAGGAACGTCCCCAGCGTCTCGAACACGAACGCGCCGAGCGTGTTGACCGTGGTCCCCCACCCGTTGGTGCCGAGCCCGCCGGTATTGTCGGTCACCCCGCCGCTGTCGACCATGATGCGCAACAGCCCGCCGGCCAGGATCGCGCCGACGCACTGCGCCAGCATGTAGATCAGCGCCTCGATCGGCGCGATCCCCTTGGTGAGCAGCACCCCCAGGGTCACCGCCGGGTTGATATGGCAGCCCGAGACCGGGCCGATGGTGTAGGCCAGCGCGAGCAGCACGAATCCGAACGCCAGCGCCACGCCGACCGAGCCGATATGCCGGACGTCGATCCCGAATACCGCCGAGCCGACCGCGAAGAATACGAGAATGAATGTGCCGAGCAGCTCGGCGCCGGCACGCTGTATCCGGTCCATTACGCGGCCACCTCCACCCCGAACCGCTTGAGCGCGGCCCGGATCCGTCCCTTGATCGCCTTCAGCTCGTCGGCGGTGTACTTGCGCGCGTTCGAGTCCTGATTGATATAGGACCAGGCCGCCCGGGCATGGTCCGCGGTATTGATCGGATACCGTTTCTTATGGTCGGACTGATAGCCCGGATCGGCATAGGTCACGTCGCCGTACGGCTTTTTCGGGTTGTCCGCGCGCAGCGCCCCGGGGGCGATCAGCGGCCAGTCGCGCAGCATGTCCCGGGCCGTGCGCAGGTTGGTCAGCTCGTCGGCCGGCTCGTGCTCGTCCTCGTGCTCGTCCTCGTCGCGCACGCCGGCCACCGCCGCCGCGTCCGCGTACGCCCCGCGCAGCACCACGGCCGCCTCGAACGGATCGAACCGCTGGCGGGACACGGTCCCGTCCGGCAGTCGCCGCGACCACTGTGGCGCGCACCGAAACCCCACCGACAGCTCGCGGTAGACCCCGTCGCGGACCAGTTCGAGGGTCTCGTCCCCGATCGGTGTCTTGCTCACCCGCCACTCCCCGTAGAGCCCGGACGAGTCGTTACGGAGTAGCTGCGTCCGCCCGATCGGAGAGCCGCCCTGCCGGACGTGCTCGCGGGCGAAGTGCATCCGGTAGGCCGGCAGCCCGCCGGGCGCCCGCCCGCGCTCGCCGGCCGTGATGACGTGATCGGCCCCGCCCGGCTCGAACTGCTCGCGCAGGTGCTCGTCGATCTGCATCGGGTGGTTCCAGGGGACCAGGATGCCGTACACGGTCCGTCCGTCGGCCCCGCCCTGCTCGGCCCGCATGATGTCCAGCTCGGCCGCCACCGGCCGGTAGAGCGTCTCTAGTGGCATAACGTCCTCCCTATCCGACGTGTGCGATCAGGCCGAGCCGGATGAGGATGGCGATCACCAGCCAGACGATCAGGACCGCGCCGGCCACCGCGCACATCCACAGGGCAATCACCCGACCCATGATCTCGCCTCTCGTCTGTGGCTCGCCGACCGCGAACACCGTGGACAACACCCCGACATAGACCGCGATGAATAGGGCTATATCGGTGAGCGCGTCCAGTGCATTCTCGGTATTCACCCGCTCTTATCCTTATCCTTGCGCGCCTTACGCTCGGCCTTCCGGGCGGCCCGGCTGCGCCGCTTGCGATCGCGTGCATCACGCCGGGCGATTCCCTGGGCCGCGCCCACCGTGACCGCCGCCAGGCCCATGAGCTCGCCGTAGAGCTGCTCATGGTCGTCACTGCCGGCCACCTTGCCGAACCGGGCCGCGATGATGGCTATCTTGGCATCATTGCTCAGGTCCGGATTGAGCGTCGTATCCCGCCAGCCGGTGAGCTGGCACATTCCCATCATGGCCGCGGACAGGTCCTTACGGCTCTTTTTGGTCATCGTTCGTTTCATGAGACCGCTCAGATCAGGAGTAGGAATAGGACGCCGACGCGAGTCCGGGTCCATGCGCACCGGAGGGGCCGGCAATTCACGTAGCGGCGCGTCCACGATCGGGTCCGGTGGTTCGGCGGTGGCCGGATCGGGCAGATCATCCTCGGCGATCAGTCGCTTCTCGCCCGGGGGCACGGCCGGAGGTGGCGGATCGGGGACGGTCATCTGCCACCGCCGCCATTTCCACCAGCGTCGGAGCCATCGCAGTACACGATTAGTCATCCCTTCCCGACCGGATTCTTACCCTTGCGCTCGCCGGGCCAGTAGCCGAAGTGATCATGGAACCATTGCGAGGCGATGCGCTTGGCCTTTTCTGGATTGCCGACGTGCTTGAGAATGTGGTGATACAGCGCGGTCCACGGGTGCGGTTTCGTAGCCCACTTGGCTAATCCCTCTTTGGATAGCCAATACTTTTTGAGCTGGCCGGGATCGCCCGGGTGGACATCGGCGCGCAGCTCGAACGGGCCACGCGGGGCGCTGGCCTCGAACGCGTCCGCGTCCGCCTGCGACCGGTACAGCTCGGCAGGATGGATCACTGCTCATCCCCTCCACCGTCGGAACCACGGTGGGCGACGGCGAGGCGCCGGCCCGCGCCGTGCGTCGGCCCCTGGGGGCCCGGCTTGCCCGGCTGACGCGATCCCTGCGGCACGCCACCGGGGAGGTTGTTGGATCCGGGCGGGCCCGCCGGCTCGTGCGCTGCCGAGGCCGGTAGCGCCTCCTCCCGTTGCTTGGGTGTCAGCTTCGGTCGGCGTTCCAGCGCCCGGCACTCGTCCCGGGTGAGGATCCCGTTCCGGATCGCCAACTCGTACACCTGAAAACGCGTCATCGTGTCCGCTTGCAATTCCGCGTTCCGGTTCGCCTCCACCCAGTGACCACGCGGCCGGATCAAACTCAATGCCTGCTCGAAACGGGCCAGCCACCCACCCGCAGAATGTCGGAGAAAATCGATGCCCTTCTGCTCGATATTCTGATACGTACCGGAAACCTGGCCAGCGTTGACCCATTCCGCGTCCATCCCGAACATATTCGCCACGTCGACGAGCGACAACCGCCGCGCCTCGATCAACTGCGTCTCGGTGGGATTCCAGGACAGCGGTAGGACATCGACGAGCGCATTGGTCACCATCGGCGTACGCACCCGCTGCGTTTCGATGGCCTTACTCTTCAATTCGGACGCCTGACCACCGTCGAAATCCGGATCATAGGACTTAATGTGCACCGTCGGCACCCCCGCGGTGGCCACTCCGGCCGCCTGCTCGTCGAGCATCCGGGCCAGCCCGAGCGGACCATTCGTCAGGCCGCATTCCAGCACGCCCATTCCGCGCAGCGCACCCGGCCGACACGGCCCTTTCACGTGGAAGATCTGGTCCGGTGAGTACCATTTACCCGGGAGATACGGATTCATCTCGAAATTGGGCATCGGGCCGATCCAATAGGCCAGGCTGCCCGGAGGCCAGGGCAGATTATCGCCCTCGACTACCCGTTTCACCCAGCACTGATCGGCCATGACCGGGATCATGGCCGTCGGATAGCCGAGCCGGTCCCGGTCCGCGTAAATGCCGATCGCATTCCCGTGGAACAGCGCATCGAGCCCCCACGACGCGAAGGTCACCATGCGGGTATCCGGGGGCGAGGGTTGTTCGAGCACCGGCGGAGTGGGCAATTGCTCGGGCGGATCCTCGGCATTGGTGGCCCCGCTGCCCGAGCCCGGCCGCGAGCGGTACTCGTCCCAGGGCAGCCGCCCGATCAGGTCCGAGAGCAGCATCGACGCGCGCCAGGCCGCCGCGATCTGTAACACCCCCTGATACGGACCGGTGCCACTCCACTCCGGATACGCGCCGCCCGGGCCGATGACGATGGTGTCCATCCGCGAGGCACCGGTGACGGTGTCCGTCTGTTGGAT